TTTAAAAAATGCGAATTAATAAAATTTTGCTTTTATACTGCGTTGCTTGCACCGCAAGAACTTAGGCGATCACCTGCGGAGTTTCTGGGGAACATTAATAACACTTGATTTTATTTTAATTCCTCTGTATAATAGTCTTTGTCATAAAAAAACGGGCCGACGTAGCTCAACTGGCAGAGCGGCTGATTTGTAATCAGCAGGTTTAAGGGTTCGAGTCCCTTCGTCGGCTCCATTGCAACAAATGTGGAGGGGTACCCGAGTGGTCAAAGGGAGCAGACTGTAAATCTGCCGGCGCAGCCTTCGAAGGTTCGAATCCTTCTCCCTCCACCATATCGCGGGGTGGAGCAGCGGTAGCTCGTCGGGCTCATAACCCGAAGGTTGCAGGTTCGAATCCTGTCCCCGCAACCATGCCCACATAGCTCAGTAGGTAGAGCGTCGCCTTGGTAAGGCGGAGGTCTCCGGTTCGACCCCGGATGTGGGCTCCAGCGAAAGCCTTGACCTGCAAGCGATTGCAGGTTTTCCATTTATACACAGGATGCATAAAACTTAGTTTTGGGGACACTTTGGGGACACCCCCTTAATTTCACTCTGAACGGTAAAAATCGAATCGAGCTTGTCCGCAGCGTCTCTATCAGCGGAACGTAAAGCGGCAGTATAAATATCGAGTGTAGTTTTTACTTCAGCATGTCCCAACCTGGAGCTGACGGTTTTTATATTCACACCTTGGGCAATGAGGAATGTGGCGTTAAGATGCCGCAGGCCATGGAAATTCAGGTGAGGCAAGCTGTGCCTTTTTAAGAATTTGGGGAACCACTGGGTAGGAGTATCAGGGAACATGCCCCCTCCGTCCCAGGTGGTAAATATCCGATCTGACCCCTTCCACAAGTCACCAACCTTCAGACGTTGTTTGACTTGTTCGACCCTGTACTGCTTTAATAGGTCAATGGTGGCCTGTGGTAAAGTAACTATTCTTATTGATTCTTCTGTTTTAGGGTCACCTTCTGATACTCCTTCCTTTGGGACGTACTGGAGAGCCTTGCTAACATCTAGTGTATTGTTTTTAAAGTCAATGTCCTCCCATGTTAAGGCCATTAATTCCCCTCTGCGCATACCACTTGCAAAAGCTAAATGGACTATGACCCTGTATTTTAAAGGTTCTTTTTCAAGCGCGGCCAACATGGCAGCGACTTCTTTTTCCTCATATTGTGGAGGCTTGCTCTTCTTTACCTTCGGTGGCGTTACCTTTTCGACAGGGTTTTTCTCAATAACCCCCCACTGTTCGGCTGTCTTGAATATGGCCGACAAAAGCCAATGATATTTGGCTATAGTGGATTCTGCGAGACCTCCTTTCTTTTTGTCCTTCCTTGCTCCATCTTTACGGAGTTTACTTTCAAAAGACACGATGTGCAGCGGCTTAATCTTGGTTATCTGCATTTCTCCGAACTCTGGTAGGATGCGGGTTTCTAGCATTTCCTGATTGCGGTATAGCGATCTTGGAGTATAAACTGATGGGTTATTAGCGTAATCATCCAGCCACCTATCAACAAAAGTCTTAAATGTGAGTTTTGAAGGTTCAAAGTACATGCCCCCTTCAATTTCTGTGATGAACTTCGCCAGTTCCACTTCTGCGGCAGCATCATCCACAGCCTGGACGGTTCGCCGTTTTCTTATTCTTTCACCTGATGAATCAGAGCCGGCAGAAACCGTCAACCTGTATTTCCCTTCACCTCTCTTCTCAATATGGCCGACTAGCCGTTTCTTTTCACCTTTTGCCATTAGCACGACCTCCTTCTTTCTTTTTTCTTTTTCTATAAGCTGCCATTCGGCAAGCGGTGCCGCAATATATCTTCCTGCCAAACTTCTCCATTGGCCGTCCACAGTGATCGCAAATAGTCACAAGCCGGTTATCAGTAATTAGCTGCCACAAGTCAAAATATATGGCTGCCAGTAGGTATGGCGTGGAACGTGTTTCGATAATGCGGAATCCTAAACGGCTTTCACTTTCTGGAGTAATAGTTGAATAGTCCAGGTTAACACCCCGAAGGCCGTTTTTGATGCAGGTAGTTAGCATTGTAACAGCTGAATACTCTTCGGATTCTAAAGGCACGTTTATCACAGGTGTAAATTCACAGCCCATATCATTAGCCCAGGTAACATATAACCTGTCGTCCCCGTGCTTTTCAGAAACTAACAATTCCCCTTCAATTTCAACTTCAAACCCTCTTCTCTGGCGGTCTAAAGCTCTATAGAGTAGTAAAAGCCTTTGTATATCGTTAATATGGCGATACCAAAAGGTTATAGGTTCATAAGACTTTGAGCCGTACAGTGGAGCACCCACATTAACAAGCCTTGAATATCCCTTAACACCTAACAGGCCGTATTCCCTGGCGAATTCATTAATATCTCTATTACTTTTTAGGCCTGCGAAACGTGCTGCCAGTCCCTTCAAATTCTGCGGTTCTATCTTCTGCATATGGTTGGACACGTCCACAACAACCGCAGCCTCACGTTGACGAATTGCTTCGACGTCAAGCATATTCAGCTCTTTTTCAGTGAAATGGTACTCATTCGGATATATAACTTTCCCTGGTAGGCGTGGTTCTAAAATCAAGCCATTATCCTTCACTTTTCCAACTCCTTTTAACGATGTTATAAAATAATTATCTTTTATTGTTTTCGTTACGATAGCGTTACGATAAAAGCCCTGTAATATTTGATTCATTTTAGCATGTCTATTATAGTGATGTCAAGTTAATAAATTCTAAAGGAGCGATATAAATGAAACCGGCAACAGTAAAAGCCAAGCAAGCGGCCAAGTATCTGAATATCTCATATTGGAAAATCCTGGACATGGTGAAAAGAGGGGAAATTCCGCATATAAAGGCGGGAAAGCTGGTTCTGTTTCGCAAAGAGACACTTGACCGCTGGATTGTGGAACAGGAGCAGCAAAGCGTTGGGGGATAAAGTGAGGATTATTTCACGTGAAATAAATGAGTGGGTGAGGTTATGGCGGTAGCGGAACAAACTATTAGTAAAACCAATGTAACACATGAATTTTTTAAAGATTTATACGGCAAAAATGCTCCTGGTAACCTGATTATTTTTTCAATCAATAAAAAGACCAACCGGCGAACAAGTTACACATTTAAGCCGGTTAGCGAGCTGGTTAAAGCAGCCAAAAAAGTTGAAGTATTATGTAAAAATAAGAACCTACAGGTATATTTTAGCATAGGACTGCAAAAAGATGTACCGCCACATTATAAGCGCGGTACTGCAGCCGGAGTTATTGCCCTACCTGGTTTTTGGTTGGACGTAGACGTTAAAGGCCCTGGACACAAGGAGAAAAAACTGCCGGAGACCCTAAACGAAGTTGTTCAATTTGTTAAAAATGTAATACCCCTGCCACCAAGCAAGATTATATTTTCAGGTGGTGGGATATATCCTTTTTGGCTATTCAAGGAGCCCTGGCAGCTGGATAGTGAAGAAGAATGGCAAGCAGCTGATACCTTATCCCGAAGATTCCAAAAAACATTCAAGGAAGCAGCACATAAGCGGGGATGGAACCTTGATAGCACTCCGGACCTTAATAGGGTACTTCGTCCCCCAGGGAGTTTCAATAACAAATATGATGAGCCAAGAGAAGTAATAACCTTTGAAGATCGACCAGATATTCGGTATAACCCCCAGGACTTCGATCCCTATCTCAAAAGAGTAGAACCGTCCACCTGGGACGGCTTCACAGGTGCAGGATACCCACCCGGAGATATTAAACTCATTCAAAAGGGTTGCAGTTGGGTACAACACTGTTGGGACGACCGTCAAGAACTTAAAGAACCTGAATGGTACGCTATGCTTTCAATCCTGGGACGATGTGAAAACGGTCAAGAGTTAGCCCATGAATGGAGCCGTGATTATTCAGGGTATAGCTACGCAGAAACTCAATCCAAGCTAGAACAAGTTTTAAAAAAAGCCGGTCCCTACACCTGCGGATATATCAGGGAATATTTAAACAGTGAATTCTGCAAAGATTGTAAAGCGAATGTTAACAGCCCAAGCGTTTTAGGCCTGCGCTCTTTACCAGGGGATGATTTTAAAGAATTAAATTGGAATTCCTCCATAGGCGGGAAGGACAGTAATAGCTCCAAAACCCCGCAAACTACTACTGGTAGTTATTTCGATGAGCGGGGAACCTTTATTCCCGCATACCTGGCGGACGAGTTATTAACGACCTTTTTTATTAAATACGCTGCTAGTGATTTATGGGTTTATGAAAACGGTGTGTATAAACCAGACGGCGAAAATAAATTAGCCATGGAAGCCCAGCGGAGACTAAGATCATATACACGAACCAACCGCATTAAAGAGACCATCGACTATATCAAACGGCAGACATTTACAACCCTGACAGCACCGAATAAAAACATTATTAACATGAAAAACGGACGGCTTGACTGGCGAACTGGTGAACTACACAAACACAGCCCAGGACACTTCGAGATCGTACAGCTGCCAGTTGAATATGACCCGGCAGCCAGTTGCCCTATATTTGATAAATACCTGGAAACTACACTGACCGAAGATTCGGCACAGCTGGCACTTGAAATATTGGGTTATTGCTTGGTTCCTGACACAAGGTTTGAAAAGGCGTTCATGTTCACGGGAACCGGCAGGAACGGCAAAAGTATATTCCTATCAGTAATTGATAACCTGATCGGATCAGATAACGTCTCTCATATTGCCCTCCAGGACTTAGAAGAAAACAGGTTCAAGGCAGCTGGCCTCCTGGGGAAGCTGGTTAATACCTTCGCTGACCTAGATAACAGAGCATTAAAAAGCACCACCTTGTTAAAAATGCTGACTTCTGGCGACCCCATCGACGCAGAACGGAAATTTAAGGACGGCTTCAGTTTTACCAACTACGCCAGATTGATTTTTAGCGCAAACACGATCCCCAGATCGAGCGATACCACCTTCGCATTTTATGAACGGTGGATTATTTTACCCTTTGAGCGGGTATTTGATGCAAACAACCCAGCGACAGACCCTGACCTGCGGGAGAAGCTAGCTGCACCGAGGGAGTTATCAGGGATATTCAACCATGCACTGGCAGGCCTGCGGAGACTTTACCAGCAGAGAGGATTCACCATGCCGGAGAGCGTCAAGCAGGCGTTGGATGAGTACAAGCGGCAAAATGATTCAGTCCTTGCTTTCTGCGATGAATGTACCGAACTAAAAGCTGATGGGTACACTATCAAACCGCTTTTCTATGAATCGTATTGTACCTGGTGTGAACAGCAGGGACTAAGGCCGGTTAGTCAAGTGCGTTTAAAACAGCGGTTACTGCAGGCCAGACCAACGGTTGAAGATGGCCGAGAGACCCGATCAGGCCCGCGAGTATGGAAGGGGATTGAATTAGCGGATGATGCTCCAACCATATCCGGGTTTTTATCATAGTTGTTCCAGGGTGTTCCAGGGTTGTTCCAGGGTTGTAGCCATGCTAAAGCCAGTGATACCAAGGGTGTTCCAGGTGTTCCAGGGTTAAACCTATTAATTATTAAAAATAATCAAATATATAAAGGTAATACGAATAACCCTGGCAACCCTGGAACACCCTTGCACCCCAAGGGTTACAGCGTTCGCAACCCTGGCGCAACCCTGGCGCAACCCTGGCCGGAAAGTGAGGTGATAAGTATGTACTCAAATATAATTGTTCAAATAATGCCGGCGCCGAAGAATCTTTTTGCCGTGGTATACGGCGATTGTGGGTACAAGGTGGAAAAGCCATGTATCTGCCTGGGACTTACAGAGCTTGGACAGATTCTGTTTATATACCTTGACGGTGGCATAGTAGCCAAAACAAAAGAAGGTACTATTTCACGTGAAATAACCAGGGAGTGATTGCCGGTAGTGATTACCCAGATAATACAATAAGAGGTACACTTGTTCTGCATGGTGCTCAATTCTATAGTTCCACAAGTTTTAGATTTAGCAAAACAGCACCAAATAGGGCGTGGAACTGAAAAAGTTCCAAATGGAACCTTCACCTTTACCGAAGGGTGGTTTAACCCAGGCTGAAATTGGGGGTCGGGTAGGGTGGTCAAGAAAACAAGTTTCAGATTATGCAGCGTTAATAGATAAGATTGCACCACAAGTTTTAGGCTTAGCAAAGAAACACCAAGGGGGGCGTGGGGCAGCAAATGCACCAAGTGGTGCAAACTTTACCGAAGGTTGGTTTAGGAGTAGCGGACTGTACGACATAAACGAAGAACATCAGTTGGCATTACAGGTTAAGAGAGCACGCCAGACAGCCAAGCGCAAACCTAAGAGTATTTCACGTGAAATAACCAGGGAGTGATTGCCGGTAGTGATTACCCAGATAATACAATGCCCACTCTGTCAATGCACCCTTGAATGGCAGCGGTTAAAGTACTGGAAATGCCCTGGCTGTAATGCAGAGTTGTGGCCTGATGAGAACCAGCTGAAGAAGCAGAGACAACAGCAGCATGACAAGGAGCGCGCAGAGGCCAAGAGGAAGCAAGCCCTTAACATGGTTGGTACACCAGCTGCTGAGCCGTTGCCGGTGGTACCAGTACGAGACCCTAAGAAGAAAAGCAGCGGGAACCGGCGAGGAAGGAAGAAACCGAAGCCCAGGTCATTGAGACGGTGGGAACTGTTTTGAAACCCAAAAATATTTCACGTGAAATAATTAAGGAGTGATTAGCGGTGCAATGTCCATTCTGTTCCTACACATTAGAACAGACAGCTGATGGTTACGAGTGCTTGCGTTGCGGTGCCCTTGTCCTCCCAGGCGACCGGACAGCAGACCCATTCGCTGGTTGGCAGGAGTGTTACCTTGAAGATGTGAGACGTCAATCGACCAAGCGGACGGGCGGGGGGAAAGGCGGAAGGCGTTTCGACAAGAAGGTTTTTAGACCGCTACCAACTGAACGGTACAGACTGGAATAGCACTGCTTGCAGGGTTTTGCAGAATGTGGTAATATTAATGTAGCTACCTGTCACTATTGGCGGGCGGCTTTTTTATTACCGATAGGAGGGTGGCGCAATGGCAAGGATGGAGACACAAAGCGGAACGGTGGTTGCCGTATTTTTGGACCGGGGTTTTGGTTTCATCCAGCTGGAAACTGGCGAGGATATATATTTCCATGGGACGGCATGTATTATACCACCGGACATTAAAGACTTAAAGGAAGGAATGGATGTTTGCTTTTCGATTGTTAAAGACAATAAAGGCAGAAAGCGTGCTATTGGACTGGTGATGGAGTAATGGCAATACAACCGGGGACCGCTTGCCGGTGGCCTGGCTGCGTTGAGATAGTGAAAGACCCTAGCAGCTACTGCGAGCAGCATAAGGGACAGGTACGGAGGCGGTGGGACAAGACCCATGATGCCAAGCGCGGTAACTCAAGACAGCGCGGGTATGATTGGAGCTGGGAAAAATTCAGGCAGTGGTTTCTGCAACAGCCTGGGAATCAATACTGCTACAGGTGTAAGCAACAGGGATGCATGACCCTGGCCGAGGTTGTTCACCATATTATACCAATTAAAGAACGTCCCGACTTAAAGCTTGTTCCTAGTAATTGCCAAGCATTATGTTTTCCCTGTCATGAGGTGATACACGGCAGGGGGAAGGGTACTTAAATTGTTTGGGATAAGTCTCCTGAACCGAGGGGAGTAACTAGCATTGCGTGCGTCAAGGTTTCTATTTTTTGGGAATATATGTTTGTAATAAAATGAACTTTTTATAGCCTTCTACCAATATTCGGCAGGAGGCGTTTTTAATGCTGTTTGACAGGTTTTGACAGTATTTGATTTAGGAGGTGGTAGCTTATGGGACTTAGAGGACCCTTAAAGGTAGTTGATAAAAATTACCAACTGGAACCCCGGCAAAAGGCACAAACACCGCTGCCAAAAATGCCAACTGGTTTATCAGCGGAGGCAAAATCAGAATGGCGCAGGGTAGCGAAACCACTTCACCAATTGGGACTTCTGACAGAGTTGGACCGAAAAACCCTGGCGATGTACTGCGAATGTGTTGCCAGATATGAGCGGGCACAGGCCGTCTTGATTGAACAAGGCGACACATTCATTCAACCAAACGGCGTACCAAAGCAGCGGCCTGAATACTACATTATGCGGGATGCCTTGCAGGAGCTGCGGCAATTTATTGCCCTGTTCGGTTTGTCTCCCAGTGCCAGAATGAGGTTGCAAATACCGGAACCAGAACAGCCTAACGAGATGGAAACCCTGCTTGACTGATGAGGTGATAACATGAATAGCTTTAACCTGGAAACTGTGAAACTGCATTTAAGAATTGACGGCAGCGACCATGACGTTTTACTTGCCAACCTGATGGCAGCGGCAAGGGACTTCGCAGAAACCTTCTTAGGTTGCAAGCTGGAGGACTTCGATCCCCTCCCTGGTACTGTACTAGCTGGCCTCCTGCTCCACACAAGCCTAATGTTCGAGGACACGGACGGTTACCTGCATAAGCAAAATCTAGATGCCGTCAAGCTGCTTTACTGGCCTTATAGGCGGGTGAGCTTATGAAAGACAGAAAGTTGTTAAGGCATAGAGTGGAAATTCAGACTTTGACTGTGGTTTATGATGAAATGGGCGCACCATCCAAAGAATGGGTGACTGTTGGCGCAGCGTGGGCAGCGGTAGAGCCGGTAAGCGGGCGGGAATATTGGGCGGCAGCTGCAGTGCAAGCTGAAACCACCGTCAAGGTGACGATGCGCTACCTACCAGGGATAACACCGCACCACCGCTTACTTTTTAAGGGTAAGCTATACGACATTCAATCAGTTATCAACACAGAAGAGTGCAACCGTGAACTGGTGCTAATGTGCACAGCGAAGGAGGGGAAATAAATGAACCGAACTGACCGCGTGCTGCGCTTCATTTCCCTGCTCAAGCACAGTAAAGCACCGTGGGCAGGTATGCCCTTTGAGCCGATGCCCTGGCAGGTTGATTTTATCCGGCAGCTTTACGGCACGCTGAACCCTGACGGACTGCGGCAATACCGGCAGGCCCTGTTATACCTGCCAAGAAAGAACGGCAAAACAGCCCTGGCAGCAGCATTGGCCTTGTACCACCTATTAGCTGATGGTAAGCCTGGCGCAGAGGTTTACCTGGCGGCAGGTTCAAGGGACCAAGCCAGTTTGTGTTTTGATCAGGCGCGGGACTTCGTGAGAAGTAACCCGACATTGAATAAGCGGCTAAGAATTATTGAGTATAAAAAGGGAATACATGACGATAAAACCGGCAGCATTTTAAAAGCACTTGCAGCAGACGGCGGTCTAGCACATGGCCTGAACCCTACGGCAATTATTGCTGATGAGCTTCATGTTTGGGAGGGTAAGCGTGGTAGGGAGATGTGGGAGGCCTTACAGACCGGATTCGGCACAAGAGAAGAACCGCTGTTACTAGCCATATCCACAGCAGGATATGACCGGGCGTCAATATTCTGGGAGTTATACAGTCATGCCAAGCGCGTGCAGGAGACCCCAGGGACAGACCCCTTTTTCTTGCCGGTGCTATACGAGGCCGACCTAGAGGACGATTGGCAGGACGTTGAGACCTGGAAGAAGGTCAACCCAGCCCTGGGGACTTTTCGCAGTATGGAGGACATGAAATCCCTGGCGGTCAAAGCAAAGCAATCCCCTGCTCTGGAGAACTCATTCAGGCGGCTATATCTGAACCAGTGGACACAAGCAGAAACGGCCTGGATACCGCTGCACCGATGGGAGGCCTGCGGCGCACCAGTTGAGCCGGAAAAGCTTAAAGGAAGGTTATGTTACGCGGGACTTGATATGAGTGCTACAACCGACCTGACGGCCTTTGTACTGCTATTCCCTGATGACAGCGAACCGGCGAATTATGATATATTGCCCTTCTTCTGGCTGCCAGAGGCGAGAACCACAGCAGATAGGCAGGACGTGGCCGACTACCGCGCATGGGCACGCGGCGGTTATATGAAGCTGCAGCCTGGCGATGTGCTGGACCAGCGGCTTATTAAACAGGACATTCAAGAATTAGCTGCTACCTATCAGATAAAGGAAATAGCCTTTGACCGTTGGAGCGCTACCCAGCTTTCTGTAGAACTCACAGAGGAAGGTGCTTCGATGGTTAGCACCGGAATGGGATATGCTTCACTTTCTGCGCCAAGCAAACACCTGGAAGCACTGGTACTTAGTAACCGGCTGCGGCATGGTAACCACCCTGTTTTAAGCTGGAATATGGCGAATGTATCCATAGAACAGGACGCAGCTGGCAATATCAAGCCCAGTAAAGCACGGAGCAAGGATCGGATTGACGGCTGTGTTGCCCTGGTGCTGGCAATCAGCAGAGCCCTGTTAAGGGAGCAGAAATCAGTATACAGAGAAAGGGGGTTAGTTGTGCTATGAACTTGCTCCAGAGAATATTCAAGCCAAAAGAGCGGCGGGACTTCACCCAGCGCGATGCAGAGGGATGGCGGGATATTATAGGCCCTGCCACCGGCGCAGGTGTGCAGGTAACTCCAAGGACAGCCCTGGGAATACCAGCTGCACTTAGAGCGGTAACCCTGCTTAGCGGCGCAGTGGCGGCATTACCGCTTAAAGTTTACCGCAAGACGGAAGATGGTAGGGAACCGGCGACTGAAAACCAGGTTTATAAGCTGCTGCACCAGGCACCGAATCCGCTTGCTACCCCATTTATCTTTAAGGAACTCATTATGAACCACCTACTGCTAAATGGGAACTTCTTCGCATTTATTGACTGGCGACACGGTAAGCCTACTGCACTATGGCCGTTAGACCCGGCGGCAGTAACCGTTGACCAGGACAAAGTTACCGGCGCAGTAACATACAGGGTAAGCACTACCAGGGGACAACAGGAGTTAGCACCTGAAGAAGTGCTGCATGTTATTGGGATAACCCTGGATGGTGTAAAAGGGATAAGCCCCATCACCCTAGCACGGGAAAGCATAGGAGGAGCCATTGCTGAACTAAAACACGGCCAGAGTTTTTTTAAGAATGGAGCGAACCTTTCAGGAGTGCTGCAGCACCCCGGGCACCTGGGGCCGGAAGCAGCGGAGACGTTGCGTCAATCCTGGCGGGATAAGTATTCAGGGAGCGGTAATGCCGGTAAGGTGGCGGTCCTGGAAGAGGGTATGGAGTTTAAACCCGTTGCCCTGTCAAACAAGGACAGCCAATGGTTAGAATCCAGGCAGGTAAGCGTCCTAGACGTTGCCAGAATATTCGGCGTGCCTCCTGCGCTGCTGGGACACCTGGAAAAAGCAAGCTATTCCAGTCAAGATGCGCAGAACCTGGAGTTTTTAACCCACAGCTTAAGACCCTGGCTGTCTAGAATTGAGCAAGCCTGCAACCGTTCACTGATGACACACAACAACCTATACTGTGAGTTTACCACCGGCGATCTGTTACGGACAACCCTGGACAGGCGTTATGAAGCATACCGGACAGCCCTGGCAGCTGGCTTTATGAGTGTAAACGAGGTAAGACAGCTGGAGAACCTGCCGGCAGTGAATGGCGGGGATGAGCTTTACAGACCCTTAAACATGGGGTTATTAGGAGAGGAGGAAAACAATGGCGAAGGAAATCAGAGCGTTACCAGTGACCCTTGAGGCAAGAAAAGCTGATGATACCGGAAAGCGTACTATTTCCGGACACATTGCCTATAACGAGGAATCCCAGGTAATGCGGGATGTTTGGGGAGACCAGTTTGTTGAGGAACTAGCGGCTGGTTGCTTCGATGAGAGCATTAAGACCCGGGACGTGGTGGGACTGTGGAGCCATGACATTGGCCGAGTATTGGGAAATACCAAGAACGGCACTCTGCGTCTGGCTTCCAGTGAAAAACAGCTAGGTTTTGAACTGGACTTGCCGGACACCCAGGCGGGGAATGATGCCTGGGAAAGTATACGGCGGAATGACGTGGACGGCGTGAGTTTTGGCATGGTAGTTGTTAAAGATAAGTGGAGTAAACAGGACGACGTTTACAAGCGGACAATTCTGGATGCTGAACTATACGAAATCAGCCCGGTAGCGTTCGCAGCATACCCAGCCAATGAAGTGGCCTGTAGGTCACTTGAAAAATTTAAGGAGGAATTGGACATGGCTAAAGAGACTGAAACCAGGAAGGAAGGCAAGTTGGAAGAGACCATTAAACAGATTGAAAAGGAATTGGATGAAGTGGATGGTAAGGAGACCGAAACCAGAACTATTCCACCTGTGGTTATTACCGGAGACAACCAGCTTGAGCAGAGAGCAGCGTTCAACCACTACCTGCGAACTGGTGAACTAAGAGAGGCCACACCGCTAATGGTAAGTGGTGGCGGCGCAGCTCTGGCACCTAACGACTTCGCCACGGAGATTATTGACGGCTTGACTGATGAGGTTGTTATGCGACAGCTGGCAAGAATCCTACCTGCCATTAGCGGCAAGAGTGCAGTATATCCCAGGAGAACCGGCGGCGGCGGCGCGGCTATGGTTGGTGAAGGTGATCCTATCGTACCGCAAGACCTGACCTTTGACCAGGTAACACTTGTACCGAAGAAAGCAGCGGCCATTGTGGAAGTATCTAACGAACTTCTTCAAGACACCGGCGTTGACCTGGCTGGCTACCTGGCGCAGCACTTCATTGACGAGATGGGGGAGCTGCTAGAGGGCCAATACTGGAATGGGGATGCCACTGATGCTAATTTACAGGGAATCTTGACTGCTAACGATGGCAAGGTGACCCCAGCCCTGCTTATTGAACGCGTACCCAGCGCAGCGGCCACCATTGACGTGGACGACATTTTAGCACTGTGGGCAGCACTACCGGCCAAGTACAGAAAAAATGCTACCTTTGTTTGTAACTCCGCCATGGAGGCCGTTCTTCGTAAGATGAAGGATGGAAACGGCCAGTACCTGATGATCCAGAACCTGACTGCAGGTATGGGCAGCACCCTATTGGGCAGGCCGTTGGTTGTTGCAGAGGAATTCCCTAGCACCTTAGCTGCTGGGACTGATGCTCTGATGGTGGGAGACTTCCAGCGCGGCGTTTACATTGCTGACAAAACAGGAATTGACATTCAGAGAAATGATGCCATTGGCTTCAACAAGGATGTGACCGCTTTTCGTGCTATTTTCCGCACTGACATTGCACTTGTCTGGCCGGATGCTCTGCGGGTGCTGGCGGTTAAAGCTAGCTAAATAAATATGCATTACAAAAGGCCACTCTGACCGGGTGGCCTTTTTTTCTCTGCTAAACCAACAGAACCAGGGGAAGGTTAAACCTGGGAGAATGTCTAGGTATAAATACCTTCGGAACCTTTTTATCGTTGCTCTAAAACGATTCTAGAGCCTTGTTTTTCTGTGGAAATGGCTGAAAACGTTGGTATGACTGGAAAGGAGCGTTTTTGATGGGTAATAGTGTAGAAATTATTGAGCCGGTGGGCGGTAATAGTGTAGAGATTAAACCCCAGGCCAACAGCGTTGAGTGCAGCCTGTTTGACGTTTACACTACAAGCTACTTTTTATCTGCAAGCATGATCATGGATGAGCACAAGGAAGCAGAATAGATTATTTCACGTAAAATAAAAAGGCCCCGACCGAGCTGGCCGAGGCCTGTTCTTCCTGGTGGCGTTATCCCTTCAAGAGCTGAAGTATAAGCCTAGCACCTTCACGAAAGCCCGTCTTATATACTGCATCCTCCACACATACAACCACAAAATTGACGGCGGCCTCTAGGTCAAGGTAAGCCTGGCGGCCTAACTTTTTTTCAACTTCAAGCATTAACTTCTTAAATTTATCATACGCTTGGTTATACTCCGGTGACATTTTTTCCACGTCAAGATTGGTAACCCTGGTTTGTAAGAAATAGTCAAAGTCCTTTAAAAACCCATCTCCCTGACCACCATTTACACCCGATGTAATACTCATTCTTTAAGCCCCTCCTTTTTTATTCATAATCCTGACATGCTTCAACCTTCAACCCTTCAACCACTGGCTGGGGAACTCCCAGCTTTACCAGCAGCTGCTCCACTGCAGCAACCCGGCCTTTGTGGTATTCAGCTTCAAAAGCTGAGCCGGAATGATAGATGCTCTCATTAGCAGCTGACAGAACATCAAAAGCGTTGGCCCTGATCTGGTCCTCTGCGATCATGTTCGCCACTCTGATCACCTCCTTTCTCCTGGGGACAGCGTTCAATTCTTGGGGACACTTTGGGGACAGGCAAGACTGAAAAGCCCCTAATTGCACCCAATTAAACCCAACACCAGAAATCAGAAACCCATTAATAGCGCACATTACAGCACATAACCCAACTATGCATAACGCTATATTTAAATTTGGTAAGGCGGAGGTCTCCGGTTCGACCCCGGATGTGGGCTCCAGGAGAAAGTAAGACCCGCAAGGAGTTGCGGGTTTTTTGATTTTTAAAACGGCATTAAATTGTTTCAGGGTATGCAACCGGTTTGCAACCAGTTTTAGAAAACGATTTGGTATGCAACCTGGATATTAAGAGAGCTTTTGTTTGGGTTTGAGAAGGTTGTCCATTGACCGCGCGTATACCTTTGGGTTATAAAGGGTGAAGAATGCGTGAGTTCAAAAATATCCATGAGAAGGTGGATGAGCAATAGTCCTGTATCTATTGTGCAAGCTTCTCCAGCCGGACAACCCTATTAACAAGATAATTAATATCTGCTAAGATGCTGTCTTGTTTTTCTTTAAGACTATTCAGCATTGCATTTTGTACGTCTCTATCGTCAAAGAGTGCCCGGATCTTTTCAATAACCTCGTTTTCCATGCGGATTTCCAGTTTATCTATCTTTGATTCTGTTCTAGCCAGCCCGTTTTCCAGAGCATCTACTTTTGATTCTGTTCTAGCCAGTCCATTTTCCAGAGCATTTACCTTTGATTCTGTTCTTGACAAACTATCTTCAAACACATCAAATCTTTTAAAGATCTTAGTAAACTGCTCTAGCATTAATTCTCTAATTTCGTTTTCCATAGTTACCCTCCTCTCCAAATTATGGTGCCTATCAAAAATTAATTATTACCTATTATTAATAAAAAGTAAATGGTTGAATGCAGTTAATAACGTTTTTTCAATGTCCGAGTTTAGCAAACATTGGGCTGGTTATTGTTTTATTATGGCGGGAGATATACTTGGCTGCTTTCGTTGTAATAACCTCTGTCTTTTGCAGTTATTATACTCGATAATGTAAAGGAATGGTAGGGCAATTTGGTTACTTCTTTTATAACAGAGGTATAAAAGTTATGTTAATCCTGGAGATTAATCAATATGATAATGCAGTCTAAGTTTCACTAAGCAGCTCCTTGATCACTGCTTTCAGCTCCTGCGGTGGGTCATACGACCAATCCGGGAAGTGATCCAGTGTGGCTTTTGTGGTTTTTGTGGTAGAGATCAACCGTGCGTATACCTTTGGGCCGTCAGAGTAGTGGATAACCAACAGGTATTCCTCATAATCTATGTGTGGTGGGAAGTCTTTATTTATTGGAGTGGACTGGCTGAGTAAGGATAAAATCGAGTTTACCTGTTTAGTGTCAGTTATTGTAGCTTTGTTTTTCCAGTCATTGTTTTCCCAGGGCCCATAGAGTTCGATACTATCTACCCCTTCAAATACGAGCTTTTCCGGTTTCAGTCTGTCCGGGGTGAAATAACTTCTATCATCCAACGAAACTATCCCCGGGGTATAGCCATCCAGTGCCAGATATGCCCCTATGATCCGGTGATTGTCAGCTAAAAAGTATGCATAGGTTTTGCCCTCCCCGCTTTGGGAGCGCTCTTGAAGGGGATATTTCAGCAGTTTAACCTCTTGACCGCGGTAATCCTGGATATCAAGGCCGATTTTTTGAGATGCGGAGTGTATAAGTACCATTTGCAGGTCACCGGAGTCTGCTGGCAGTTTGAACTTATTTGTTGTTGGTTGTGCAGCAGGGTGCAGCCTGTATTGGGCCAGCATTTTTCGGGCGTCTCCTTCCACCTGGTCCTGGTCAAAAAAGCTTATGATCAGCAATAAAAAAAATAATAGCAGCCCAACTGTGAGAAAAAATTTATTTTTTTTGGGCATGATGATACCTCCTTTGTGCGCTCTATTATTTATACGTATATCCAACAGGTATCCTTACAGTTCATCTTTCAATTTTCGTTGGGGAAGTCGGGAAGTCAACACTTTACTTCCTGACCTATCATATCATCTATTTGAGAGAAACAAGTGGGTTTAAATTTGATGTTATTTTGGTATGTTGTGGTGAAGTGGATAGTAGGGAATAAGAATCCCGCCCCCAAATCAGCTCAAACCTGCTCCCTTTGAGATATCTGGAAAAGCGGGAGTTAGGCGGAGTTATCGGAAAATGGGGCGGGATTGATCACGGGTGTACTAAGCTTGTGACTACCTTGCTTCGACTTCGGGCCTAACCAGTATGGTGATCGCCCACAGTCCTGCCAGACCTATAATGGTGTAAATAATTCTGCTGAGAAGACTGGCACTGCCCCCGAAAAGAAATGCTACCAGGTCAAATCTAGCGAGCCCGACCAGCAGCCAGTTAATGGCACCAATGATGACGAGGACTAATGAAGTTTTGTCTAATGCAGACATATTTTTGCAATTACCTCCTTCATCTCGTTTTCTATAAAATAACCGATGTTACAAAAAATATACATTATAGATGAAGATCCGGACTCCGACTTCCGGCATCAGACTTCTATTTTTCGCGTAGACACAAAGCAGACGCGAGAACTGTCCTCGCGTCTGCCGACATTTTTAACGAACAAAGAACAACAAATGGTGTTCCTAAACTGTGCAGACCTACGGCTATATATTTAGACCAAATTCTCCGGGTTTAATCCCGCAAGCTCTGTAAGCACAAAGTGCCCATCTTTCCTGATTAAAACACCATCAAAGTAAATCTCCCCACCACCGTACTCTGGTGTTTGGATCAACACCAGGTCCCAGTGAAGGGCAGACTTGTTTCCGTTGAAGCAGTCATCATAGGCGCTTCCAGGTGTAAAGTGGATGGAGCCGGAGATCTTTTCATCAAAAAGGGTGTCTTTGATGGGTTTGTTGATATAAGGGTTGAGCCCGAAGGAGAATTCACCCACATATCTGGCTCCTTCGTCTATATTAAAGACGTTGTTGATCCTCTCGCTGTCATTGGCTATAGCACGAATGATCTTTCCGTTTTCAAACTCCAGCGAAATATTTTCATAGGTGAAGCCCTGGTGCTGGGAAGGGGTGTTATAGATGATTTTTCCACTGACCGAGTCCCTGACAGGGGCTGTGTAGACCTCTCCATCGGGAATATTGCATCTGCCATCGCATTTTACAGCAGGAAGCCCTTTGATGGAGAACTCCAGATCTGTGCCTGGGCCAACGATCCTTACCATGTCGGTTTTGTTGATCAATTCGACAAGTGGGTCCATGGCCTGGGACATCTTACGGTAATCCAGGTTGCAGACATTAAAGTAATAATTCTCAAAGGATTCTGTGCTCATGTTGGCCAGCTGGGCCATGGAAGGATTGGGATAACGCAGGACCACCCACTTCGTCTTCGGTACCCGGATCTTGCCGTGAACTTCATGCCAGTAGTATTTCTCGTAGAGTTCCATCTTCTCCGGGGGTACATCGGAGAGTTCCGCAATATTGTCACCGGAACGGACTCCAATATAGGCCTGCATTTCACTCATCAGTGCTCCTTCGAATTTGGCTCTTTGTTCCATCTGTTCCTGGCCGGTGTTCAATAAAACTGCTCGTTCAACTGCAGAATCTTTGATCATCACAAAGGGAACCCCGCCTGCCCTGTAGGCCGCTTTGACCAGCTCTGTAACCAGTGGGAGTTCGAGGCCGATAGCTTCGATTAACACCTTTTCTCCTTTTTTAAGATCACAGGAGTAATTGATGAGGTTGTTTGCCAAGGTACTTATTCTAGGGTCGATCAATGTAACTACCTCCGTTAGTATGAAATTGCTGCCCCATTATTCCAATGGCAGATATATTTATTATAGGGCTTGCTGAACAGTTCCCAAAATATTTATAAACCGCTCTTAGACAATTTAATAACTGCCAAAGTTAACTCTTAAGGGTTTAAAAAACATAGCAGATTGTTTTTTATCTGCTTTTTGACCAAATATACCTTCCAAAAGGGTGTATAAAAAATGGCAAAAAAGAGACCGCAGCCTCCGATCCAAATTCATTACCAGGAACTGTAACATGATTACGCTTTCAGCTGTTTCTTTCAGGCGCGCCATGATCCGGGCTAGGCCATATCTGCGTTTGCCTACTCCAAAACCACCTTCGATTTCGTTGCGCTCTTTCATATCTCGTTTTTCAAGCTCTTTATTTGGTCGGTCATCCCGGGGTGGGCGTCCCAGCGGTGGACCGCTTAATCTGATGCCATTTTTCTTGCAATATGAACAATTATCCCGGTTGCGGTAGATTTTATCTGCTAAGATTGCTTTGGGATAAAATCCAAAGCGTTCCTTGTAATTTTCTACAGCCTTCTGTAACTCACAGCTTTCATTGAAGGAATCCCAACTGAGGTGATCGATATAGAAGT